GGTAGCCGAACTGGAAAAGAAAGGCTCTCGGGCCAAGTAACCGAAAAAGGCTCCGTTCTCGCGGAGCCTTTTTCAAAAGCGGTTGGAGTATTGAAAGAATTGCTAAGACACCAATACGCTTCTATCCGCTTGGAGGAAACCGATGATAGTAGTGGAAGATGGTACAGGACTCTCTACCTCCAATGCGTATGTGAGTGTAGCGGAGGCCGATGCCTATTTTGCGGAAACCACGACGCAGTGGGGCGGAACCAACACCTCCAAAGAGCGAGCCATTGTCAGGGCGACGCGCACCATTGATCTCATGGGCGCGAACAAATTCCTTGGCACGAAGCTCACCGAGACCCAGGCGCTCGCGTGGCCGAGAGACGAAGCATACGATCGGGACGGCATCGAACTCACTGGGATTCCGGTGTACCTCAAGCGGGCGGTGTGCGAAGCCGCGTTGCAGGAACTTCTTTCCGAAGGCGTGACAATGCCCAACACCACGCAGCAAGTCGTGACGGAGCGAGTGGAAGGCGCGGTACAGGTAACGTATTCCGAAGGAAGCTACCAGGGAACCACGTTCCGGGCGATTCGTGGCTGGCTTGACTACATCTGCAAGGGATCGGGCATGAGGGTGGTCAGAACATGAACTACACGGCGATGCGCGACAACACGGTAATTCCCATGCTGACCAAGTACGGGAAACCCATAACCATTGTCCGTGCCGCGGTATCTCCTACAGGATGGACGAAATCCTTTGACGGAGGCCTCGGGTGTTGGAAATGGACGAACGACGACACGGGAGAAGTAGTGTACACCGACCCCACCGTTTCTCCCGTGCCCGTCACCCTTGCCACGGTCGGCGTCGAAAAGCCTTTCAAACAAGAGGAAATCGATGGTTCCGTCGTGATCGAGGGGGATCGCCGCTTCGTCATGGCGGGCGATGTCCAGCCTCTTGTAGGCGACACGATGCAAATTGACAGTTCAACGGATGTTGTCAGAGTGCAGGACGCAAAGCGCATTGCCCCCGCGCTCGTCACCCTTGCTTGGTTGGTACACGCCCGTGAGTAACTTTGCCAATTCCGTCGCCTCGTGGGCGAAACGCACTACCCAGGAAATCGATTCCGGGGTGAATCAGGCGATCACCGATTTCTGCGTCACGGTCATTGACGCCACGCCCGTCGATGCGGACGCCGATGACAATATCGTGGCGCGGGACAATTGGTCGCTCGAAGACAAGGGAAGCGATGGGGAAATGGTCACGGGGCTTGATTCTGGCGGCACGGTATCGAAAGCGAACGTCGCAGCCAAGTTGGGCACGTATCGGGCGTCCAAGCACCCCGGCTCTCTGGTGTTCATGAACAATGCCCGTGGAAAGAGCGCCTACAACGGCGCGGATCAATACTATGCCAACGTGCTTGAATACGGTCTTTTTCCGTGGCATAGTAGCCGCAGGACGATCAATGGATTCAGCACCCAAGCCCCGTCGGGCATGGTGCGGATGAACTTGATCGAGTTTCACTTCAGTTTGCGCGATTACTTTGGAACAAGCATCAAAGGCTTTTCGAGGGAGTTGTAAATGGGTACGTTAGCCGATGTCGAAATTGCTCTCTCGACTCATTTCAGCGGTCTTGGCTACACCTACGTGAGCTGGCCCGCTGGCCCGTCGATCGATGCCCCTGATAATTCGACCGTCTACGAAGTGGACGTGATCCATTCGAAGGGCATGGCCTCCGCGATCACCGCGGACGCCAAGGATCGCTACTATGGTTCTTTCCAAGTGAAGGTTCTTTCCCCCAACCGTGGATTGGGGGTAACGCGAGCGAGAACCGAGGCACTTGCAGTCATGCAACGTTTCAAGCGTGGAACGGGGCTTACATACAACGGAGTGAACGTTAGGCTGTTCACCCCGACACAGAGGCACCTTGACCATCCCAATCCGGCGTGGTACTGTATTGTCGTAGACTGCCCTTGGGAGGCAGATGTCCCCGTTGTCTAACGGCAGGAGGAAATTATGGCGAATGCAGCGGGAAACCGCAATAGACTTTCTTACGCGGTCGAAAGCGTATGGGGAACCGATCCTGCGGGCAACTACAACACCCTCCGCAAGCTCGGAGACGCGGGCATCACCCTTGATAGGGCACAGCTTCGCACGGCAGAGTGGAACGATCGTCGCGCGGTGACCGGATTCCGTCTCGGCAACAAGTCGGTCGGCGTCAACGTGCCGTTCGAGCTGTCCTATGCCACCTATGATGATCTGATCGCCTCGGCGTTCTTCTCGGATTGGGTTGCCGCGGCTACGGCCAACACCGGCCTCACGGTCACGGTCGTGGCGGGCGTTACCAGGACGATGGGCGCCACGGGCATCGGCACGGGCATCGCGGTCGGCGACTGGGTGAAGATTTCCGGTTTCACCTCGACGCTTGTCGCCAACAACGGATATTACAAGGTTACGGCCCGCACCGCTGACCTTCTCACCTTTGGTAGCGCGACGAACCTCGTCGCCGGAGCCTCTGGCGCCACGGTCTCTTCGCAGAGAATGGGGTACATTCTCCCTGGAACCACGAGGAAATCGCTCGCGTTCTGCGAGAGCCAGCTTGACATCTCGACCTACATGCAGGCGCTTGGCGCGATCGGCGATTCCATGTCGCTCTCCGTCCAGCCGGATGCGATCATCACCGGGTCGTTCGGCTTCCTTGCCAAGACGTTCAACGGGCCGCAGGCGACCACGTTCGGCGGCACGGAAGTGGCGGCGAACTCGAACGAGGTCATGCAGTCCAACGACGCTTACACGAAGCTCTGGCTCGACAATGCCTCGGCTCCGACGTGCGCGGTCACGGGCTTCGACTTCGCTCTGGCGAACGGCGGGAACCGGGTCATGGCGGCGTTCTGCGACTCCCCGAACGTGATCACCGCGGACGATGCCGTGTTCACGGGCAACATGACGATGCTGTGGGAAGACTACTCCATGCTTTCCAAGTACCTCGCCGAGACCACGCTAGCGCTCACCTCGAAGATCGTTGACCTGAACGGCACGAGCGGCTATGCGATCGAGTTCCCCAAGGTGAAACTCACCAGCCACGCCCCGCAGCGCGGCAAGGCCAACTCCCTCATCACGATGGCGTGGAGCGCGCTGGAATACAGCACCACGTACAACGCCTGCAAAATCTGGCGTCTTGTTTAAGCGATCCGGCCCCCGCCTAGCGGGGGCCATATTTCACCACGAGGTAGATGTATGAATCTCTCACGGTTCGACACTCGCACGGGTTCGGAAGAGGGTCAGTGGCTCGACATTCTGGACTGGGACTGGGAAACGAAGATCGGGTTCCGTGTCAAGGTGCTTGGCCCCGATTCGTCGGAAGCGGCCAAGATTGCTGACGAAGAGGAGAAGAGTTTCCAGGCAAAGCTCGCCGAGGCCTATGCCCGCGGCAAGAAAAAGGATCTGGAACAGGACGAGCTTTCCGTCGATCGTTCCATCGAGAAGGCCGCTCGCCTTACCGTGGACTGGGAAGGGGCCGAGTGGGAAGGCAAGCCGCTCCCCTTCACCAAAGAGAATGCCATCATGCTGTACACCAACTGCTCGCACATCCGCACCCAGGTGTTGAGCTATCACGCCGCGAAGGCAAATTTTACCAAGGGGGAGTCAAGCAACTCTGCGCCGTCATCCGACAGCGCTTCACGCTCGACTACCCGCGCAAAGAAGGAACGCTAAGAAAACATCTCGAAACCAGGGCACGAATAAACGATGTAGCCGACGAACGGCTCATTGCTGAAGAGGTTCCCCCTGGTTTCGGGTATTTGATCGGGCACTATATGAAGCTCCGTACAGGGGAAGCGCTTACCTATACGGAGCTTCAAGCCTATTGCGACCTCAATAGAATCTCCTTGTCACCGCTTGAAATAAGTGCTATCATGGCAATGGACAAGGAAGCGAACTCCGTCATTTCGGAGATCGTCGCGCAAGGGTCGTCGGAGGTGGACAATGGCGGAACTGAGTAAACTGCAAGTCGAAGTGGATGCCCGTTCCGCTGTTGCCGGTGCCGAAGCCCTCGAACGCCTCACCCGAGCCGCCATTTCCGCTGAACAGCACTCGAAGATCAAGGTCGGCGGAGTATCCAGTTCTGAAATCAATGCAGAAGCCCAGGCCACCGAGAAACTTGCGAAGAGCAAGGGCGATATTGTCACCATCGAGGAACGGC